GAGAAACACTTGAGGAAAAAGAGGGGGATGTTCCAAAGACTGATGATGAAGAAGATACAACGACAGAAGGGGAGGGAGAAGGAGAAGGAGAAGGAGAAGGAGAAGGAGAAGGGGAGGGAGAAGGAAAGGAGGAGAAAGAAGAGACTAAGACAGAGATAACTGAAGGATTCCTTCTTTTGAATGAAAACACTGTTATTACGTTCTTAACTCATTACGCGTAATTCTTTTTTTGCAAAACCTGGGTTTATAATTTCATTTCTTACATACGCATTTTCCGTTGGGGTAGTATCTACTTCAGCGTAAAGATCTACAGCACGGCTTAGAGCATAGGTTTTTTCATATTTCGTCTTCGGCGTAGCGTTAAATATTCTTTCAAGCGATTTAGATGTTCTTTTAGTTGTCATTTCTTCCCATATTTTCTCAACTGAAAACTTTTCATTCTTTATGGGAACATACCTCCCTTCTTTTCCAAATCTATCTTTTACACGTTTCATTGTAATAGAAGGGTTTTTATTATAAAAGTTAAGAATAATAAGTTGTCCTCCATACGGATACAATAAATCTACCTCGTGCCTTTCTTTTGTTTTAAGATCTATCGTTTCTGCTCTGAATCCTTCTGGGACATCTATAGTGTCTGCTCCTGATGCCGCCGCCATTGGACCGGTTGAAACACGAACACTTTCTCTTTCTCCGTCATATACTTGTCCAACATAACCATTCCGTATCGCCGATTCAATAACATTTTTAATATATTTTGGATTTGTAAAAGTGGTTTCAAAAATAATAGGTAATTTCCTTTCAAAGGCATTCGCTAAGATTTTATCACGAACTTTACCTGCAATATAACGAATATTTTTATCCCCCGATACTCTTGGATCAACTTTAATACTTCCGTCGTCTGTTTTAATTTCAGCACGGGTTTTATATTCTTCCATTGTTATCATAATATTGTCAACATTGATGACTACATAATCTTCATAATCTATAAACTCCTTCCCATCTTTGTAAATAGGGTCTGTAACAAACGTTGATGGTTCTTTTATATATGGAAGAGAATATGTCACAGACGGATTTCGTATCTTGTATTTTCCATCAACCATATCTCTGGTATATCTTGTTTTACCAGAACCTGGGTGTCCCATTGAAAGAACAAATACCTTTGCTTGAACATCATCTTCTGGGTCAGGGAGAGTCAATATCTCATGTTTGTTATAATATTTCTCAATCAACCTCTCCTCCTCCTCCTCCTTCTCCTTCTTAGTCATACCTTCGAACAAAGGCCTATACTCTGGAAGTTCATCCTCTTTAGCAAGAACATATGTATCCTTTTCTCCTACTGGTCTCCTAACTATTGCTGATACAGCATCTTCTACAACAATATCCTTAACAGGCTCCTCAACACTAACTTTGGAATCTAATACAAGTGTAGCAACCGAATCATCTGTAATTTCCACATGTCCGATACGATGAAGTTTACGGATGACAATCATATCAGGATCATACGCAGCCATTGTTTTGATATCAACTGCTGCAGTTATACTTCTTCCCATATCAACATCGCCATCAGGCGTTCGTATTACAGTTCTGCCAATCTTTAAAATAACTGTATCACGCGTAGATGTTTCAATCTTGTATCTATCAATATCTTCAAGGTAGTTAACCATAGAACCAATACGGTCATCATCACCTTTAGCAATAGAAGGCATTGAATAACACTCTGTAAGCATCATACCATTCTCTTTTGCGTGGAGGGGACAATCAATCGCAGCACTTTTCAGTAAATTCATAAATACATTGTTATTCTTTGTTTTCTCTTTTGAAAGATTAAATAAATATTCATCAGTGCTTTTACCATCATCTTTTGATTCCAGTGCCTGATGATCACCCCTTGAGATAGCAGAACGATAATCATCGGTATTAAACCCACATATATGAACATATCTTTCTACACTGCGCTCTTCTTCTGGTAATTCGGCATGAGAACAGACGCGAACTGCGCGACCAAATACTTGATCTAATCTCGCTTGATTCCAGTAAGGCTCTAATGCGTGAACTTGACGAACCGCCTTCAAGTTAAGACCTTCTGCGCCAGCACTTGTAATCATTAAAATACGACATAGTTCTCCGCGAAGATTTGCTAAACTATCTTCTGTATATTTATCACCAAGAATATCACGAATGTCATCACGTAATGATTCTGGCAACCCAGAAAAATCACCGCGATACATACGAATTGAGTATGCGCGAATCAACTGTTCCACTTCACCCGAAAAAACAACATATCTCTTTCCACTAGCATTGATACATTTTTCCCTCATATCTTCTCGTATCATCTCGTTGATTCTTGGGATAACATTTCCATCATCTTGCTTTTGTAAAGTTATAGTCAAGGGACAATAACCCTTGCTTTCTAAAAATACACCCATCATTTCAAGACCTTCCATATGTAAAAAACTGCTATATATCAACACTAATCCCTCTGATTTTTGAATGATGTCAATCACCTTCTCGTATTTCGGTGAATAAGATGAAATGTTATTAGACAAATCAGGGTCATCTATTACATTATTAACTGCCTTTCTAAGCCTTCGTGCGTATTCTTTATCAATCATCTCCTTTGGAATACTCTTGTCAATCTTGTCTTTAGTGGGACGTCCGTCTGGGAAATATACACTACAGAGTTGCCTAGTTCGGTATCTTCCCGAGAACATATCATCATCTTCATCAGAGTATGTTTTTTTAGATGAGTTTTTCTTTTCAACCAAGATCTCGTCGATTCGGTTTTTCGCATATTCGTCAAACTGATTTTTATTCATTTCGGTTCTCACTACTTTAATTTCCTGCGTTCTTGGATATTTAGAAGGGTCTGCTCCTCTATAATAACTAACCATCATAAGTCTTCGTATGAGGCTTTCTTCATTTTTAATATAATCGCTGGTCTCTTCACTACCTTCTCGTGTATAAGTTTTCATAAATTCATCCTCATCTTCTGGGAAACAAGAAATAAGTTGTGACGTTGATTTTGCTACATCTAAGAGAATACCCTTTTCTGAAATACGTTTTGAAAGAGATACGAGCCAGTTATGTTCTTTTGTAATCTTTCTATTTGTTCTAATTACCCCAACATATGACTCTCCAGAAAATAGACTTTCAAACCCTTCTTGATGTCTTTGAATCATAATCTCATCCCCCCCACCCTTCGTAGTAGACGGTATAACTTGTGCATATCTCACAATAGGGTCGGAAAACAAGTCTTTTTCAACTGCGATTTTTGTGGTATCTTCACCCCGACGTGAGGAAGAAAACTTGAATGGAACTCTAGAAATCCTTTTGTTTCCATAAATCATATTTGCTATGACTGCGATTTCATAAGGACTATTTACAAGAGGTGTTCCAGATAACCCAATGACCTTTGAATTTTTTGCGTTTTTTATCTTAGAATACAAAATTTTCCCAATCCCCCCCTTTAATGTGCCACGATTGCGAACCATACCGCTGATTTTATGGATTTCATCTATGACAATAATGGAGTCATCAAGCGAAAGAGCCATCGCCGATTTTTGATTAAGACCATTGTATCGAACAAATGTAATTTGAGATAAAAGTTGTCTTGTGATTTGTTCTGATATTTTTCTCCGTTCATCTTCATCCATGTCATCCCATATCTTACCAGGTTCTTCTAAATCTGAATGTATCTCATAAATACCCCCGTTTTTGACTAAAACTTCTTGGGGAATACCCGTTTTTCTAGATACATTACTCATTTTTTCGGAATCAAGTTTGTGGAAATACCATTCATATGGTTTATCGTGTGCAATACCTCTCCCAAATAGAGTTGGACCAATTTTTGCGATTTCTAGTTGATAATTGTCTTGGAGAGAGGCGGGTAACATTACAATCACCTTTTTAGAAGATTTATTTGCTTCAATAACCCCAATACTTGTAGCGGTTTTACCAGAACCAAGTCCGTGATAGACAAGTAATCCTCGTTCGGGAGTGTTTGTTTGAATATATCTCCTAATAAAATCTTGGTGAATCAATGTTGTAATCTTACTACTTGTTTTGTCTACGTCACAGCCTTTTGAGGTTTCACTTGACTCAAGAGATTTTTGTGTCAAACGATTCAACAAGTCAATATTATGAGAAGTAATCCTATCTTCTGGTTGACCGCGAAATCGTTTTAAAAGGTCCTCTGTAAGTTCAACTGACTCTCCGTCATAGGTAGTGATTTCTGATGGTGTATATGATGGAAAACTACTAACAATAGGTTCTAAATCTGATTGACCAGATTTCATTTTTTTTGGAAATGTTGCTGAAGGAACGCTCCAGGCGCTGGAGGACATCTACTATAAAGTCTCTAATGCTTTTTTGCTCGCAATTTGCTCGGCAACCTTTTTTGCTCTGGCAGAACCAACTGCGATTACTGAACCATCTTCTGGAGATATAATACCCATTACAAATGTTCGGTCGTGAGGTGGTCCTTTTACACTAATGATTTTATAAGTCGGGGGAGAACCATACTTGTTTTGAAATACTTTTAGGATTTGATCTTTGTAGTTGTAATCTTCGTGAATCACACTTGCAAAATCTAAATGTGTTTCAATAATACGCGTTACAAATGCTCTGGCATATGCAAACCCGTCGAGTCCTCTCATTTCATATTCTTTGAATACCGCACCAATCCATGATTCCATAAGACCACCTAAAATTTTAAGATTTCGCCTTCCATTACAGCGATCTTCCACGTGGCGACTAATTATCATCCATTTGTTAATACCCATTGCTTGAATAAGAATACCTAAAGTTTTATTATTCACAATTTTAGTCCTTAGACGTGTATAAAACCCTTCACCTTTTCCAGGATATCTCTCATATAAATACAATGCAATAACGCATCCCAAGAGTGAATCACCAATAAATTCAAGACGTTCATTATCTTCATCTTGTAAATCAAGAACGCCATCAGGACGAGGTACAGGAACTAGAAGACCTTCTTGTGAAGGGTCTCTTTTACTATAACTCTTATGAACACATGCTGTACGAAACAAATTGAGTCTTCTTGGTGGGTCGGTAATACCATAACGTTTTAATATGGAGTGTATTTCGTGACTAGGAATGACTTTATTCTTAGAATTCCAAGGGTTATACGTATCTTCCATCTTTATAAAAAGACTATCATTTCAGGATTTAAATCAATTACATTATCAATCTCAACTAAAATAAGAAATGATTGCGAAAAATGAAAAAAAATCAAAAAAACTATTTCATTTTTTAAAAAATTAATTTTCAGAAAAGTTTTTTCGGACTTCCGATTACATTGACCTAAACTAACAAAATTATCAGTTTAGGTCGCCTAAACTAACATAACTGTTTTTATGTGTTATAACCCACATTTTATGGTTTATAATATATTAAGTATAAAATCTTCCTGGGTCCCCTGGGTCAATATTCAAATCGATTATCGGAAAACGCGTTTTTCACAAAACTTTTTTGAAATTTAATTTTTTTATTTTTCAGAAAAGTTTTTTCGGACTTCCGATTACATTGACCTAAACTAACAAAATTATCAGTTTAGGTCGCCTAAACTAACATAACTGTAAA